CTGCTGGCAACACCGCTTTGGCCTGAATACTTGGTACCAACTTGGTCATTACGAACCAATTGTGCTTCCACATCGAACATCAATTCAATCAATTGCTTGACTTCTTGATATGCTTGTGGGTCACCACCAGATTGTTCAACAGCTCTAGCAGTACCTGTGGCACCAACTGTGGTCTGGAAAATCTGTGTGTAGTTACCTAGGTTGGCACGCGAATTGCTAGCTGGTGTAGCTGAACTTACTGCCATACCTTCTTGTACAGCTTGGATAGCTGGTAAGCGGTATACATCGTTTGTCCACAAAGGCAAAGTACTTGCTACTTTACGCTTTTTGGCCATACACATGTTCAGCACTGGGGTGTCATCTTTGACGCGGTTAGAAACATCAAGGTCTAGATCCTTGACGACGATATCGGAAGCATATGCAGTTGTTCCGTTACCGATTTGACTAGTTGTAATAGTTGCCATTATAGTCTCCTTAAAATTGGCTTAAATCGTTTAACGACCTGCTCGAGCACTACGAATTTGGCTTAGTCGTGCTGTAAGCAAGTTTTCTCCGGCTTTCTTATCACCGGATTGGGCTCTTTCACGAAGTTGTGCTATATTATTATCATTTCCACGGCCTGCTGTTGCTGCGCCTCCGGTGCGTTTACCGGTTAGGGCTGCAATGCTATTGCCAGCTGATTTGACTCGGGGCTTTTCTCTGTACTTTAGGCCATCGCGTACCAAACTCATCAAATGCTCATCACTCGAGACGAGATCAATGTTTGCTACACCAGGGACCAATTGTGCATCCTTAGCTTTCCATCCTTTACCTAGGCGTTCGCGCAGTTCATTGTATACATAATCATTCTTCAGTTCCTTATCTGTAAACTGAGCTCGGCTCTGTTGTAAGATAGTCTGGACCTGTTGCTGACGCATACTATAAAACTGATCTACATTTGGCTTTATCTGTTTGATAGTAGCTGCTTGTGAAGCAATGTACTGTTCATTCTGTTGCATAGCACTGGAGATTCTAGCATGTTGTGCTGGGTCCTGTGTCTGTGCAAGTTGCTGCTTAAATGTATTCTGATAATTTTGTGTTTTCACAATCTCATCATACGCTCGCTGTAGTTGCGGACGAACTGTAAATTCCATGGCAAGCAATAACCCTTCGGTCTCACCTGTCTTGTGCTTTACATAATTTTCAAATTCGGCTTGCTGGATTTTTAATTGTCTAGCATCCTCGTGTATCGCTCCGCCTTGACCTAATATAGCTGCGGCTTTCTTGGCGTCGACTATAACTTCCTTACCATTGCGCATAAACTTGAACTTGGCGTTCGGGTTTGTGTCTGCAAAGTCTAAGAAGTCAATAATATCTTCACTAGATGAATCCGAATTGCTTACCTCTTCAGGGGCGACATCTTCTTCATTGCCGGGTGCTGCATCAGCATCTTCGTTGGAATCGATTTCTGGCTCTATGCTTTCGGTATTGCCGTCGACATTATTATCGACTTGGGTACCTTGGGGCGCCACAGGGGCAGCTTTCGCTTCACCTGTCTCAGTTGGTTTAGACTCTTGTACTACCTGGTTACGCATGGCGGCCATTTTGGTAGCGATAGCATCTAGACTAGGAACTGCGTTTTGTGTGGGTGCCGCACTTTCGGTGTTAGGTCCACTCATGGTTGCTGTTGTCATATTTTCTCTTTAATTATACAATGGGATCCGCGACACCTGTCTGCGCACTTACCACTGTGTTTTTATAATACACTGCTTTTTTAAGCAGTGCTATAAAACCATCCATGCCTGCAATTTGATTGCCAATTGCAATCCTGCAAGCATTGTCGTCTGCTGAGTGACCCTTGATATCAGCTAGTTGGTCACACAATTCAAACTTGTATTCATGTACGAACTGGGCCAGGTCTCGATTCTTCATGAGATTCTCTGCGTTACTGCCCCAGACCTTGACTGCATCAGCTTGCGCTGGCGTCATCTTTTTAATACTATTCGGATTAAGAACCATGCGGTGGTTAAACGCCGCAACCGTCTCTTGGTTTATCATATACTATTCAATTCGTGTTTAATATATTTAGTCCTAATAATTAAGCATAGGCTTTAGCTTTGCCTTCTGCTACTAAACTGTAGCCTTCTAATTGTCTTTCGGCTGTGTTGCCTTGCACATCAGCGCCAATTTGATCAGCTCGAGCATTGTCCAGCTTGGCTTTAGCTGCTTTGGCAGCTATATCAGCCATGGCCGCTGCTTGCGCCATCTCAGCTGCTTTGGGATCCGGCTGCGGTTGTGCTGCCATTGCCTGCTTGACCATGGTCATTACTTCTTCTTCAGTAGGCAAATACACATCACAGTCTTTGACACCTAGTGTGTACAAGGTATCTTCATATGGCTTGCGTATCTTCTTAAAGATTTCTGGTGTGATAGCATGTATAGCAACCATTTGTTGCACTTCTTGCATCAGGCCTGTTTGTGCTTGTTTGATAATTTGTAGTCGTTGCAGGCTATTTTCTTCCGACTTCATGCCCATGGCCAATTCAATATGAATCTGTGCTCGTTCGCAGAAGTTCATGTCATCAAAACTTTGTGCATCTAAGAACACAGGAGTCTTGTCCGGGTGAGCATTTTGTGCTAGTTTCTTAACACCGTAATCATCGCCGTACTGTATTAGTGTACGCCACACCAACCAGATAGCGTCTTTTAATCCTGCTGCACAATTGCGCACAGTGTTGTCTTGTATGATCTGATTTGGTCCCATGGCCAATTGTAGTTTAAGGCCACTGTTGCCAGCTGCCATAACTTCAGGATTGAATGTATCTTGTGGTGTGGTCATGCCAACCAGCGCCATGGTGTCTTGTTGCATGCGGTTCAATGCGCTTTCAATAAAACTGATGTTACCATTGGGCACAGGCATGGCCCACACATCTGTCGCTGGATCAAACTTTGAGTCTAGCACAAAGATAGCAGCTTCACCATCCTGCAACATTTCAAAGTCCACACGATCTGGCTTGACACCATATCTAGGCGTTGCAGTCAACAGACCCAATTGTATTTCAGCTCTGTGGCCACTTGTTGCATATTCTTGCATGGGCACTACCGATTCAGCAATGCTCATGCCATAGAAGTTTTGTGCTAGTGGCTTGGGACACATATTGGCAACAGGAATAAATTCAACTTCTTTGGCTGAAATAATGTACATGCCCGAGTATACTGTTTCGACAAGTTCTAATTCGCCATCGCCATCAATATCCCACCGGTTCCAAACTGTCAACACAGTGACCTGGCGACTGTAAGGATCTTGTGCAGCATAACCTGAATTGGGTAATCCATTAATGGGTACACTATCTCTAGCATGCAAGGCCAAGTTGTTTAGTAATGATCCGGCTTGGTAAGCACCCACATTTGAATACTCTGCATATTCTTTAAACAAGTCTAGATCAATTTCTGGATAGCGTTCATATGCTTCAGCAATGGTCATGGGATCATAGAAGCCACAGAAAGGTTGATCTTGAATATTGATAACAGTAGGGTCACACATCCAATAGTGTTGTGCAATAGGACGGAAACGAATATTGATGTTGTAGCCAGTCAGTTTGTACTTGGCTTCATAGCTGGTGTTGCGGCGAATGCTGTCGCGTATCATGCCGGGGCCTTCTTCCAATTGCATGGTTTCGGGCGTAATAGGATCAGCAAGATCTTCTTCTGTAACAGCTTCGCCACCCCCTGCTACACGGCCTGACACATCAATCAAGTCTTGCAACTGTTGCATGATGGCATCATCGCCCATGCCTTTTTGTTGCTCTTGGCTTTCTTTAATTACTGTTTGTATATCTACATCTTTCTTACGCTTGGTCTGGCGTAGTGCGGTTAAGCCAGCGTCGGCAGCTTGTGCTTCAAATGCTTGTAATTGACTTTCTGTTCCTGTCGTGGTTATATAACGCACAATTTGTTCACGCACAGGAGCAATCATCATTTCACCATTCTTGTGCAGCATGGCGTCCATGATCCAATGTTGCAACATAATATGCGGATCATTTTGTTGGTTAATGATCTTTGAGACCATTTGTGTAGCTTGTCTAGCAGCAGCTGAATCATCTTCACCATCCGGCACAAATTCAAAGTTAATTTCACCATTGGGTGCAAGTCCTTTGCTGACCACTGCTGTGACATAATCTACTGTGGGCTTGACCACAGGATGAATATAATCTATGCCGTTTACAGGATCTGTTGATTGCGACACAGCCAGGTTCAAGTAGTGATAGTCACTGGCCCGGTTAATATTGTTCTTGGTTGCTAACAGGCGTAAGTTGGCAGCACATTTTTGATCCAACAGGCGTTTCATTTCTAAAAACTTTTGGTTCTTGCCTTTGGGATTATAGAATTGATTTGTGACTACATTTTTAATATCTAGCATATGAAAACTTCCGTGTTATTGTTTATTTATTGTTTTTATACAGAGGTTCCATCCGGGCTGTATACCCGCTTCCATGGCATGCGATCCGCGTAATTCTTATCGCGATTAATGTATTGTTCACGCACTTCGCGGAATCTATCCCGGGGCCTGCGCCCATCGTAAGGTTCACACCAGTCATTTAAACAACCTAACAAGGCATATCGGGCACTATCAATGCAGTCATCTGGGTCACTGAAGCGGCCCTTTTCATCTACATAATAGTTTTGTGCTTCATTTAGAAACTTGACACAGTTCTCATTGATATGGAATGTGCCAAGTTCAATCATTTGTCGCATGATATTGATACCAAAGCTCTTGTGATTTGTTACTTTGCCTTCGCTATCCGGTGGATTCAGCACAGGCTTTTCAACAACATTCAGTTCATAGCTTTCAAACAGGCTGCGTATGCTGTGGCTGCTCATGGTGTAACGACCCTTGGTACTGGCATCCGGTGGCAGCACAATAGGAGTGCCAAACACTTCGGGCCGCATCAGGTGTTGTATCCAAGTCATGGGATTGGCTTCTTCAGTACCTTTAACTACAATCTGGCTGTGTAACCATGCCTCTTGTTCTCTTGCATTGTAGTACATCAGGCTGATAACTGTGGCATCATTGACCAAGCCTAAGTCTAGTGCAATGATACGCTGCATGTCATTCATGTTCTTGAAGTCAAAGTCTCCAGTCTTGTACAAAGGCCAATTGGGTATGCTAAAGATTGCACCCTTGCCCATGACAGGCTTGCCATGCTTTCTAGCATCGCGTTCATGTGGCAAGTAATCGCGCTCCAGCTGCTGGCGTGTTTCCAACAACAAGAATGGCTCGCCCCATGGATCGTATTCAGGAACATCATCCCAGCTTACTCTAATATGATCGTATCCCGACTCTAGATTCCAAAACTTGCTTACTAGGCCATTAAGGCCTTTGAGTGGTGTAAAGCTACAAAGCACCATGCCTTGTGTTGTAGCAGTTCTAGTCACAAGTTCACTAAAGATATCATCTGGTGGTTGCTCGTCGAATATAACTCCATCCAGTTTGAAACCCTGCAGGTTCCTAACTTCTTGTGTGTAGTTACCAAACAACAGGTAGCTGTTGGTGCCGGAGACATGTCGTATCTCAACGCCTATCACATTGGCGCCATCGTTGCGCATGGTATCTGTTACAATACATGCCCTAGGTATGGCGCCGGTACCCAGGTGATTAACAATCTTGATGTCCTTGGTACCCAACAGTTCATCTTGCAGTACACGAGCTACCTGATCCCAACCTTCACCGGCTACAAACCATGTGGTAGGTTTATTAAATCTGCGGGCTGACTCTGGCCACCACGCAGGATACAAACCGGTAAGATGGTAAGCACACTCTTGACATGTACTTACTGTCTTACCAATACGGTTTGCAGCTAGTATGCCTCTGCGTGTACTAGCACCTGTCTTGAAAAACTTTACTTGATGATCGAATGGCCTAAAATATTTCAGCGCATTGTATTCCATATCCTCGGCCACGCTGATGGCCCAGGATTCGAATTGTTCTTTGACTTCTGTGGGCATGGTCCACAAGGTATCAATTTGATAGCCGGATTGGTCAGCGCACCACTTCACAGCTCTACGCATGCGAACATTGGGATCTAACATTTATGCTACAGCAGTGATAGTGCAGCTGGTATTAATATTGTGTAGACTTTCGGCAGCTCTAGTTAAATCTAATATTTCTGCTGTGCCTAGGCGCCATGTTGCAGGGTCTGCGATATCAACGCCATCACGCTTGTCAAGCCCGGCATGCAGGCGCTCCATGACCAAGCGTAGGCAATGTTCAACTTGTCCAGGAAATTTTTCACGAAAGGCCTCCCTATATGCATGGTTAATCTTTTGCATGATCTTGACATCCGCCACTGCCCGTGCAGCTTGGTCATTGACTTCGCGGATGTCTCTCATGTCAAGCAGCCCATGGATTATCTAATGCTTCTTGTTGCATGTAAGCAAAGTCGCGATCAACCCATGTTTCCCATACTGAACTGGTGTTAACAGGTTGGCTCTTTAGCAAGGCACGCAGTTTCTGTCCGGTAGGAGTTGTGGTACCATCTGTGCGCACAATCAACAACTCTGGCGTGCGTGGATCGATCCATTTGATATACTCAGGCCGATTGCGTCCATACTTGTCAATCTTCTGACCCATTTCTTTTTGGCACAATGGTCCTTCAATTTCATATGTGATAACACCATTCAGGTACTTGCGAAAGCATACACTTACTCGCTCGCCTGCTGCTCGCATGTCCTGATCAGGATGTGGTATGCCGGCAGTGTGAAATAAGTTTTGTATTTCACTCAATGCAGGCAATGCAGGATCTCTTGCGGGTAGAATGCGAATGTCTTCTGTGGGCACTAGATCATTTTTATCTAGGTAAGGATTATCTTTGCTGATATATTCCGCGCCAATCGCAGCACCATTAAGCACATCCATTGCAATTTGATACTTTAACTTGTTGGCACGACCCTTGAGGTTCAATGCGGTACCAGTGATATCATATACAAACTTTTGCAATTCGGTGGCGTTGGGAAAGTCGGTCATGAGACCTTCCATGTCATATTGACTATCTGCTTCTGGTACTTGGGGTTTGAATAATGGTTTAGATTCTAATGTGGCTGCAACAGCTACATCTTCCATTAATGCGTCGCTAGTGGACTCATTCCATACATCGGGTGTGGGAGCTCGGGTTTTCATTTCGTTTCCTTTCAATAATAATACGAATTGAAGCTGTTAACAGACAGCTTCTGAACCGTTTATAGTTAATTATAGTTTAACGACTGCGCTTGAGAGGAGCCACATTCATTGCAACGCCTTCCAGCTTGGGATTCGTCTTGGGTGGATCTATTCTAGCAGCGTAGGCCGCATTGATGCTGTCAGCTAGGTTGCCGGCTTCGCTTTTCTTTTTCATGAATGCTGTGCGTTTTTCAGGCACGCCCATGTTGCCAGTGGTAGGGCCGCGACTTGCATTGACACTCTTAATGCCAGGCTGTGCTTCTACCGTACGGCCTTGGTTACTAACAACTTTGGCTCTAGTTGTATTTGGGCCGGCTTTGGGGTAAGCTCGGCTCTGCATGTTGGTAGTTGTTTTCATAATTATTTCTGGTTACCTTTAGTTGGGCCACGACCTTCATTTATCATGTCAGGATTGCCGTTGTAATTCTTTACAGCTCGAGGCATAAATGGTCTAGTCTCGCAAGGAGGAGCACAACCAAAGTTGATGCTGTCTGCATTGTATCGTGTGCCAATTGGCTTGGCCATTGCAGGGCCTGCTGTCTTGCCAGTAACACCAGCCACAGTGGGTCCACGACCATAATTCTCTCGCATGGTCTGCTTGGCCATGTTGCCTGCGTACTTGTTACCTGTGCTGCGGTTAACGCCTGTTCCGCCTGCTCCATCAAACGCTAGGTTCATGTCGCCTTGATCTCTTGCTGCTTTCATTAGATTTTTCCTTTAGATTTGGGGGTTGCTGCCTTCTTCCCTGCTGAGCCTGCGCTACGCTTGACAGCATATGCGATAGCCACAGCTTGCTTAGGGGGCTTCCCCGCAGCAATTTCTCGTTTGATGTTCTTGGTAAACGCCGGTTTAGAAGTTGATTTGATTAAAGGCATAATATTATTTAGTCCGCATCTATCACTAGGTTGGCGCCAGCTGGCGGTCTAGCCAATTCGGTTAGGTGTGCTATAGCTTGTGCAAACGCTGCTTGCTTGGCTTCTATCACATCTGTTGAATCTGTCATGTCAATATCAATCTTGTCTGCTACCACCTTGGCCATGAACATTCTTTCATATTCAAAGCGTAGTCTATCATTGTCCCCGGTGATAGCACGGTAGTAACCTTCTGCTAATAGGTCACTAAAAGGTCTTCCACATTGGTTTTCTATGCTGAGCAGCACAGTTTCTATTGTGAGCTTGTTGGTACTGCCTCGCGGCCTACCGGCACCTGGTGCTCGTTTGCCCGGCGTCTATG